GGCAGCGAGATCTCCGTCGAGCCCGGCACCGTCGAGACGGTCCACGTCTTCTCGTAGCGCGGCCAGCGGTTGTCAGCCGCCATCGTGCGGTCGAAGGCCTCCTGGAAGTAGACGTTGAGGATGAGGTCCGGCAGCTCGTCCTCGTCGACTTCGAGGTGTTGGCGCACGTAATTGCGCAGCGACTGGACATCCATCTAGCGCTGCGCCTTCGGGGTGTGGAACAGGCACTGGTCAGTGCCCGTCAGCGGTGGCGCCGGGCACGTGCCGTCGCGCCCGACGCACCCCTTGGGGCCGTACTTCTTCACCTCCGGTGGTCGGTAGGGCGCCGTGGAGAACAACCCAGCAGGCTTGATCGTGTCACTCGCCCCTGGCGAGTTGACCCGTGCCCGGCCGGTGACGGGGTCACCCCAGGCTTGGTCAACGCGCTGGATGTGTGTGGCATCCCCGCCTGCGACGGCAGGGGCTACGGGAGTGAAACGCTCGGTTCCCACGGCGCCCTTCCTTCCTCTACTTCCTGGGAAGTAGATCAGCTGAACGTGGCGCCCGTGATCTTGAAGTTGCGGCGCCGCTCCCGGGTGGTCGTGTTGCCGTAGGTCGTGATGAAGCTGACGCGGGCGTCGATGGCGTTGGCCGCCGGAGCCGCCGCCGTGGCGCCGGGGTTGGCGTTGGGCGTCGAGGCGGTCGAGCCGGACAGGTTCGACGTGAACGGGGACTGCGTGAAGTTGCGGTCCGAGTGCAGGGTCAGCCCGACGTACTTCGAGTTGAGCCCCAGCGCCGTGCCGTCGGCGCAGTCCGGGTCCCAGTAGATCGGCACGTTCTTGAACATCAGGTTCTGGAACCCGAGGTTCGCCTTGGTCGTATCGGTGTAGCGGACCTGCGGCGTGAGGCTGGCCTCGTAGGCCTCGAACCAGCCCCGCCCGGCGAAGATCGCATCCACGTGATCCGAGCCGCCGTCGCTGGCCAGCATGTACATGTGGCGCAGCACCCGCTCCAGCTCTGATCCGTCGTACGGCGAGGTCATCGCCGCACCGGGGATGGTGATCGCCGCGCCGAGGGCGTCGGTGCCGGTGTTGGCGGTGGCATCCCACGTCGGGGAGCGCCACTGGTTCTCCGGGGCTGGAGCCGCCGCCGGGGTGATCCCGCCCGCCGCCGCGGTGGCGTCGATCAGCGTCGTGAAGGCGGTGAAGTCGGTGGCCAGGGCGGCACCACCACGGGTGCCGTAGATCATCGAGGACAGGACGTTCTTGAGCGTCTCCTCGGCCTGCATCACCTTGGCCTCGAGCAGGCTGATCATCTGCTCCTTGCCGTTGTTCTGGGCCTCCTCGAGGCCCGAGATGATGATCGTGGCGTAGAGCTGCCGCCACGGGAACTGCGCGGCCGAGATGCCGGCGACCGCGTTGACCTGGATCTGCTGCCACGGGCCGTACGAGTTGGCCTCGCCGGGACCGAGGAGCAGGGGCTCGACGATGGAGATACCGCCGTCGATGGTGCGCACGCGCCCCTTCGACATCAGGTACTCGAGGAGCGGTCGGGAGTTGAAGATGTTGTCGGTCAACGACTTGCGGTAGTTGTGCATCGTCGTCGAGAGGATGGAGTCCCAGGTTGCTGGGGTATGGCTAGCGAGCGCCACGGGTTACCTTTCGGGTCGCCGCTCAGCCTTCGTGCTGCTGGATCGCCGCCTCGATGGCATCGCGGATTGACATGTGACCGTTGGGGTCGATCCGATCGGTCAGCCCGTTGGCGCTCGATCCGGTGTTGACGATCTGTGACGCTGCCGACTTGGCAGCGGTCCGTCGGGCGGTCTCGGCTTGCTTCTGTTGCTCCTGCGCCCGCAGTGCCTGCACGCGGGCGTTGATCTTCTGGAAGGCCATCGACTCGTAGATCATCGGGAACGCCTCGACGCCCACTCCCATGCGGTACGCCACGTTCACCACCTGTCGAACGTCATCGTCTGTCGCCTGATACGACCCCCGCAACCCTCCGATGGCCTGGTTCAAGGCCTCGTCTGCCTCCCGCGCCGAGAGCCGCTGCTCGAGGGCGAGGCGCGCCTGGCGCTCCTCGGCCACGGCTCGCTCCAGCGGGTCGGAGTAGTCCGGCTCGGGCTCGGGTTGAGCCTGTTGCTGGTCCAGTCCGTAGCGCTGGGCGAGGATCTGCAGCGTCATCGCCGGGTTCGACTCCAGCGCCTGCTGGAGCTGTACCCCGAACTGAGCTTCTTCCCTCTGGCGGGCGAGCTCCTGGGCCTTGCGGGTGTAGTCAGCCTCCCGGCTGTAGCCCCGCACGGCCTCGGAGAACGGCACTTCGACGTCCTCGCCGTCGACCTTGACTCGCACGTAGCGGTTGTCAGGGTCGTCGATCTCGACGTACTGACGAGGTGGCTCTGGTTCGCCACCTTCGGGTTGCTCGGCAGCTGGCGCGATGTCCCCGTCTGGTGCGGGATCGCTCGCTCCCTCTACTCCCGGATCGGGAGCTTCATCCATCGACAACGGAGTTCCTCCTCGGCGTGCTCACGCGTCGTCTGGCATTAAACACCACGTCACCTCAACTAGGGAACAGGCGGTCCTCCGTTCATCTGGGCCATCGCCGCCAACATCGCCGGGTCCATTCCCGGCGGAGCCCCCGCCGCCGGGGCTGGAGCGCCTTGCGGCGGCGGAGGCGGTCCGCCCGGACCAGGCGGGAGCTGCCCCAGTTGCTGATCCTGGTTGGGATCCATCGTCGGTGCCTGGCCCTGTTGCGCGTTGACGTCTTGGGGCTGGGCGGTCGGGTCGCCCGCCTGCGGCGGACCCTGGCCCCCGGCCCCGGTGATGGCGTTGGGCATGATGAACATCCCGGCGTCCTTGATCCCGAAGCCCTTCTGCAGCACGTGCATGTAGAGGGTCACCGGGTTGGCCACGCCCATCTGCAGGAACGGCATCGAAGAATCGACCAGCTGCAGTGCCGACTGACGCCGGAACGTCTCGTTCTGGGGCTCGGTCGAGCCGGCCTGCACCGAGTAGTCGAACTCGCCCTGGATGAAGTCGGAGTCGTAGGTGACCCAGTTCTTGCCCGGCATCGTCACGATCCGGGCGACCTGGTCACCGGTCATGAACTGCTGCATCAGGGCGATGATCCGCTCACCGAGCTGGGACAGCACCTCCTCGATCTTCGACAGGCGATCCTGGGCCCTGGCGTTGGCGGCATCTTGGATCATCGCCGCTTCGGTGGCGGTGCGCTTGACGGCGGTCTGGGCGGCGCCGCGCTGGTAGTCCGACACGCCCGAGACGCGGTCGATGTCGTTGGTGATCAGACCGGACTGGTCGTAGAACTCCGACGGGGTGATCACCGCCGGCATCGGCACGACCACCTTGTCGAGGCCGCCACCGTCGGACATCGCCGGGATCATCGTGTTGTCGATGTCGGACTCGAGGGCCTGGATGCCGTCACGGTCGAAGGCGTCGCGCTCGTAGATCCACTTGCGCTGGAAGCGCTTGCGGTGGTTCATCATCTGGCTGCGGGTCTGGTTCAGCTCGAGCTGCAGGGACTCGATCTGGCAGACGTCGCCCATCGGATAGAAGTGGTCCGCCACCTCGTAGTTGCGCATCATCACGAAGGGCTGGCCGAGGGCGTAGGGCATCGGCTTGGGCTTGATCAGGAACCCGGACTCGTCGCCCGTGGTGTCGGAGTCGAGGCAGAAGGTGGCGACCACCCGGCGCTTGATGTCGTAGTACTCGATGATCTCGCAGTAGCTGCGGGCGCCCTTGTCTGGCTTGTCGTCACGGGCGTCCTGGTCGCCCTCGCTGTTGGACCACCGCGACCACGACTTGGCGGAGACCTTCTTGCGGGCCGTCGGGCTGTAGCGGTCGTCGACCTGCACGTCCTGGATCGGGCGCCACGTGCGCTGAGCGATCCAGCACATCTCCTTGGGATGGCGGGCGTCGGGGTCCACGAACATGTCGAAGGGGCTGATGCGCTCGACGAAGGGGCGGTCGTCGTAGACGTACATCTCCGACTCGACGTTGCCCTCGATGTCGTCGCGGTCGTCGATGCCGAAGTTGGCCCCGGAGTCGGGATCGGCACCCTCGTCGGTGTCGGTCATCTTCTCCTCGGGCGGCTTGACGAACTTGTAGCCGCACTTCACCCAGCCGTGCCCGATGGTCAGCCAGTCGTTCACCGACAGGCGGAACTCGGCCTGGTAGCGGTAGGTCTGCCAGAGGTAGTTGAGGACCTCCTCGGTGACCACGGCCTGCGGGGCGGACTCGGGCTTGCGGGCGTTGACGACGAACTTGGGGTTGTTCACCGCCACCGAGGGCCCCATCGTGTTGATGGTTGAGAAGATCAAGTTGACGATCAGCTTGTCGCCGGCGACCTTCTGGTCGTACTGCTTGCCCTTGTAGAGGTCGATGAAGCGCTTCCAGTCGTCCTCGTAGCCCTCCTGCGAGCGCCACCGCTTCGAGCGCCGCAGCTCGTCGCGGAACAGCTGGAGCATCGCCGATTGCTTCATGGATCGGCCCGCTCGATGTTCGGGTTGCTACGGACGTCCCCCACGTGCTCGTTCAAGAACTCGGCGTTGGTGCGAGCGGAGAAGTTCGATCGCCCGTAGACGTAGCCGCCGCCACGCCAACCAAAGCCGACGGTCGCGACACGACAGTGGAAGCACTCCTCGGAGCCTGTCTCAGCAGGCCGCTGATGACACTCCTGGCAGATCACGCGTGGACGCCTGCCGCCCAGGCCGCGCCGGTCCAGTTGAAGCTGAACCCGGAGACGGTGATCTTCTGACC